AACCAGCATAATTAAAATATCGTATGTGTGCATCATTGGAATAGTGGTGCTTAAATTGCTAGTACGAGTTAATTTCCAATAATGAAAACTGGTTGTTCTTGATGAACTTGCACTAGAACCATCTCCAGAAATCCAAGTTTCGCTGTAAAGCGTGCCAGTATTAATATCATCCCCATTAAATGAATAAAGGTCTTGACCACTAACGGATACAGTTCCAACAAAAACAATTCTTAAATCTGTATAAGTTCCTGGAATTGAACTAAATGTAATTGATGCAGCCACACTACTTAAAGTGCTGGTAGCAATTTTCTCATAAGTGGCTGGCATTATGCACCTTTGATTCCGTAGAGGGCGAAGGTTGAACCTGCTGCAAATCCTGAAACAGCGGCTTGAATCTGAATACTAGTAATTGCTGATGTACTCATCCATAGACCTGAACCTAATCTTAAATTGGAAGTAGTTGTGCCTGAGTTCAAATCACCACCGCTAAAACCTCTAACAGTTTTGTACTTTGTGGTTGATGCGTAGTCGTGAATATCAACAATAGAAACACCAAACATATTGGTTGCAGTTCCATAAATCTCAGTAATAACGGCAGCCATATTAGATGTTGCACTTCCTGGTGCTAGTGCTGCTGCGGCAGTTCCATTTCCTCTTAGTTGGTGATAACGATAATTTGCGCTAGTATCACTATTAAAGGTTAATGTTGTATCTGTTGCTTCGCCAGTACCTGATGTATAACTATCTTTTGCAATTCCTCTAATTTGTAATGATACGTAAGTACCAGGGATTGAAGTAAAACTTAAAGCAGTTTCACCGCCAGCAGCCGTTACACTAGCAATAGATTCGTATGAACTGGTAGAAGCCGCCGCGCCACCACTATCTAATATCCCAAGAATTAAAGACATTAGGAAATGCCACCAACAATGTACCAACTGTCGGTACTGACTTTAATTAAACTTGCCGCTTTATATTGAGTTGTAATTACCGGGCTTGTTGCAACTGCACCGGCTGACGCAATAGTTACTCCTGCACCCTGTGTAATAGACACTGTACCGGCTGAACCAATTTTGATTACATTTACAACTGACCCAGTAGTCATTGCCACGCTTGAATAAGGTGGAATTGTAATTGTTGTTGCACCTGTATTTGAATAAGTAATGAGTTTATTATCACCATCAGCCAACACCAATGTATCTGAAGTAGTTGTAACGGCTCTAACGCTTAAATTAGCGATTGAGTTCATTTGAGCCGCCGTCAATACCTGACCAACTGAAAATGTTGCCATTTACCTATACTCCCTAATAAGCCAATGAATCTTGATCTAAAATTCCATCTACAACAGAGTTTAGCAATAAACCTGATGCAAAGGGCTGAGCGCAAGTAAAATTTACCATAAAAGTTTTAGGGGTTATTTGATAGGTCACACCGGCAATAACGCTGTCTGTGACCACATTTCCGGCAGGCAGGGTTTGTGTTACCTGTATTGGGTAAAAAATGTCTAAGTTCAAAGCCGCAATAACGCGGCTAGGATCATCTTGACCGTAGGCATCAACGGTTAATGAATTTAGTTGTATGTTTACGCCCTGTTCTTTTCGTGATGCAATAATCATTTGCGCTTGATTTAGGGCATCTGCATCTGTTTGCATAATTCCTGATCTAACCCGGCTATGTTGAAAATAATCATCAATGCTTGTTGTATTGCTATCAGTTTGAGCCACACCGCCAGTTCTTGTAACGGTCACTTTGTTGATCATTTGATAATCTGAAATATCAAATTCAACCGCTTGATAGGTAATCTCACCTGAACCTGGCACATCACTAAATTTAGTTAAAGTGCCACCTGATGCAGTTATGATGTCAGCGCGTGACATAAATTTTGTATATCCGCGTTCATCTATGTAAAAAGCACCCAAGTCTGTGGTTTCTACAACCTGGCAGGCTGATAGTAGTGATCGTGATGTGCCATCATCTGCCTGTACTGTTGTGGTTGCGGTAGTAGAAATATCACGCATACCACCTGGCCAATCTCCGGAATCTAACAAACTTGTAATTCTTTGTGCGGTTGTTTGTCCGGCTGTGCCGCCTGTTACTGTTGTAATTGTAGTTAAATTTAATAATTGAAATCCATCAACACAATTTAAAGTTACATAGGCTGGATCAAACCCAGTTGGACTTTGATAATTCCATTCTTGTACATAAAATGAACCTAAGTTGTAAGTTGTGCCACTATATTCAGCCGTAAATTGAATCTTACGCATAGGTTTAATTTTGCCGTACAAACTTGACCCTGTATTGGCAGGATTAAATTCACCGGTTTCATCAACAAATGTAATTCTTGCAGTGCCACCTGTGAATGAATCGGCTGATCTATTAAAAGCACGGCGTATGTAGCATTGCGTGACATACGGTGTTATATCAATTACATCTGCGGCGGCAGTACCTAAAACTGAATAGTCCAAAGGTGTTAAAGTATTATCTAATACAAGGGCTGGATCAAAAGATGCACCGTTTGCAAAATCAATTTTTGCTTTAAATATTGCGGCTGGCATTATCTACCTAAATTAGTTAATTGAGTTACTGATCCTGCTCTGTTTAAGTTATACAAAGCATCCTGAATTACTGATTGTAATTGGCCTTCTGATATAACCGATCCGGCTACATTAACATTTACTGTCGTGCCAAACCCACCCATTTTGTCTAATGGTATTACTGCCTCACTGCCGGCTTCTCCGATCATTGCAAGTGTAGGGGAATTTACAACACCACCTTCTGCCAATTTTACATAACTATTTTTGCCAACTTTTTCATCTTGCAATGCTTTATTTTGAAAATTTAAAGTGCTGGACAATTCACTTATTGATCCGGTAAATGGGGCATAGGTTGGCGTTGATGACAATTTAGTATTTGCTATTTCTTTTAACAACGCTAACATTTTGCGCAATTCTTCATTTGCGGCAAATAATTGTTGTATGTACAAAAGAACTTCTGTTGTGCTAATGCCCCATTTTTTAGCCAACATATCTATTTCTTCGGTTGAAATAACGCCATCTTCAATAACCTTTAATACATCTACATATCGTTGCGCTTCATCAACGGCGGCCTTAGTACCATCTGCTAATTTTTGTAATATCTTTACGCGCAATTCATCTTCACCGGATAACTTACGGCTCAATGCCACTTGCAAATTTATACGGTCAATATCAAACAGGGCTGATATTTCAGCCTTCTTTTTATCTAACGCTTGTTGTGCTGTTTTTTCTTTAGTAGTTAATTTTTCAGTTGCCAAAATTTTCTTTTGAATATCTGCAATTATCTCATCAAAGGTTAATATCTTTTTAGTAGTTTTGACCCGATCTTCACGCTGATTAGAAGTTTCCTTTTCAGTGTTCAAAAACTTCATTCCTGTTTTTTCTAATCTTTGTAATGTACCACTTTCACCTACTAATCCTTCAACTGCAACTTTGGCTAAATCTGCATAAATGCCTAAACCTTTTTCTTTAGTTGCCGCCGCTATGCCAACAAAAATATTGCTAAATTGTTTAGCAGCAACTTCTAAATCATCTCCCAAACCTTTAATTAAAGGTTGGCCGCCTGAAATAATTGCATAAGCATTTAAAAACCCTGTACCTAAAGTTTCAGTGGCTTCACCTGCACTGATCTTAAATGATTTAATTTGGCCACCAAATGTTAAAGTGGCTTCTTCTGCGAGTTGGCCTCCACTCACTTGCGTGAATGTGGTTGCTCTGTAGGATTCGGGATTTCCTGCAAAAATAATGCTACTTCGAGCTGCAGGAGCTCCTCCAGCTGTGATAAAATTCTCATAAGGTGGGGTATTTTCAACAAAACTATATGTGGTGTTTCCAATAACTGCTGTTGATCCTGTGCTAGTTACCGAACTTATGGTTCGAACCACACTAGTCATGCTTGCATATGAGCATAATGTTGTTATTAAAGTTTTTGATCCTTCCGTA